GGTGTTGTTATTGTCAAAGAAATTCAAGGCACTATATCAGATACATCAACAACCCTAGTTTCAGATACATTTACTGCAAATTCAACACCAAGTAAAGCAAGAATAGTTGTTTTTGCAGAAATTAATAGTGCATTGAATTCGGAATTAACTGCATCTGCAACTAGAGATAATACAACTTTTAATGCAATAACTTTGACTGATAGTGGTTATGTGACTGGTTCATCTGGTGCAAAAATATTCACTGGTAGTACACCTTTGACTGGAACTGCAAGTCCTCAAGTTCAAGTTCGTTGGAAAATAGTAGGTGCTGGATTATCTCATATTAATACTATTCACGGTGTTTCACTTCAATGGGCGTAGAAAATCAATATCTAGGAAATCCTAATTTAAAGAAAGCATTTGTAAGTCAAGAGTTTACAAAAGAAAATATTCTTGAGTTTCAAAAATGTATGAATGACCCACAATATTTTATAGAAAAATATATAAAAATTGTATCATTAGATAAAGGTTTAATACCATTTGATATGTACCCTTTTCAAAAAGAAATGGTTGGTACATTTCACAACAATCGTTTTACAATCTGTAAATTACCTAGACAATCTGGTAAAACAACCACAATGGTTTCGTATATATTACATTATGTTTTATTTAATCAAAATATGAATGTAGCAATACTTGCAAATAAAGCTGCAACTGCAAGAGATATTTTATCTAGACTACAACTTGCATATGAACATTTACCTAAATGGTTGCAACAAGGAATACTATCGTGGAATAAAGGTAGTTTAGAATTAGAAAATGGTTCACGCATAGTTGCAGCCTCAACATCATCAAGTGCAGTTCGTGGTGGTTCATACAATATGATATTTTTAGATGAGTTTGCGTTTGTACCTACAAATATTGCAGAAGAGTTTTTTAGTTCAGTTTATCCTACTATTTCATCTGGTCAATCTACAAAAGTGATTATTGTTTCAACACCAAACGGTATGAATATGTATTATAAATTATGGACAGATGCAGAAACAAAAAAGAACACTTATGTACCCATAGAAGTTCATTGGTCTGAAGTACCAGGCAGAGATGAAAAATGGAAAAAAGAAACGATTGCAAATACAAGTGAAGCACAGTTTCAAAAAGAATTTGAGTGTGAGTTCTTAGGTTCTACTAATACATTAATAAATGCATCTAAAATAAAAACAATACCTTTAAGAACACCTTTAACATCTAATGCTGGTCTTGATGTATATGAAAAACCTAAAAAAGGTGGTACATATGTAATTGTTGCAGATGTAGCTAGAGGTATTCAAGGTGATGCATCTGCATTTATAGTTGTTGATGTTTCTCAATTACCATATCGTATGGTTGCAAAATATAAAAATAATGAAATAAAACCTATGTTATTTCCTAATATTATTAAAGATGTTGCACTTGCATACAATCAAGCATTTGTATTAATAGAAGTAAATGATATTGGTGACCAAGTTGCAAATGCATTACAATTTGATTTAGAATATGATAATCTAATTATGGCAAGTATGAGAGGTCGTGCTGGTCAAATAGTTGGTGGTGGATTTAGTGGTGGTAAATCACAACTTGGTGTGAGAACAACTAAAGCAGTTAAAAAAATCGGTTGTTCTAATCTAAAAACAATGGTAGAGTCTAATAAGATTATATTGGAAGATTACGATATAGTTGCAGAGATGTCTTCATTTGTTCTTCACGGACAGTCATATCAAGCAGAAGAAGGACACCACGATGATTTAATGATGTGTTGTGTATTATTTGCGTGGTTATCTGGACAAACTTATTTCAAAGAACTTACTGATAGTGATGTTAGAGCCAAATTGTTTGCAGAAAGTCAAAATCAATTAGAACAAGACCTTGCACCATTTGGTTTCCTAGATAATGGTATTGATGACCCTATACCACAAATTGATGAGTACGGTGAAAGATGGACACCAGTTATTAGGAAGTATGATACAAATTGGTAAATGCATCTTCGTCAATTAAATCATTATCTTTTTTTAAAAAACAATTATGACAAACTATAACATTGTTATCTATTTGTTCTAATAACAATTTCCTAGTATCTTTTTTTAAACTTTTCTTTTTAGAATCTGCACGAATTTTTCTGTCATCTGGATAAAATTTTAACACGATTATCTCAGACTCGCCACAGTATTTACAAGACTTATCTCTTAATTGTTCATTAATCCATTTATCTTTTAGTCTACGATGTCTTCGTGCAACTTTTCGTATTGTATTGCGATATTTTTGATAATGCTCACTCATATTTATATTTAGACTTGGTATAAAAACAAACATACAAAAAACGATTTTTTATAAATATAGTTGTAGTAGATTAATTAAACTATATAAGGAGTAGAAATATGGGTTTTCAAGTTTCTCCAGGCGTAGAAGTCAAAGAAGTTGACCTAACGAATATCGTCCCTGCTGTTTCTACAACTATTGGTGCTGTTTGTGGCCCCTTTGAAAAAGGGCCTGTCAGTGAAATAACAAGTATCAGTTCCGAAAAACAACTCGTTGAAGTGTTTGGTAAACCAAATGCAAACAATTTTGAGTATTTTTTCACAGCTGCAAACTTTTTACAGTATTCAAATTCACTAAGAGTTGTAAGAACTGAAAGCGCATTGAAAAATGCATCTTCTGGTGGTTCTGGTATCTTAATCAGAAACACTTTGCATTATCAAGAGTCTTTTGCAGACGGACAAGGTACTCACGGTACTTGGTCAGCAAGAACGGCTGGTATACACGCAAACGGAATTAAAATAGACATTTGTGATAAAAACAACTTTTCAGAAATGTCAAACAAACAAGTTAACGATGCAAGTGCAAGTGCAGCTGAAGCAACAATTACAATGGACGCTTTTGATGCAGCTGATTTTGCAGTAGGTGAAGTTATAGAATTTTATTCAGATGCTGGTGGCACAGTTTTTGCAACTGGACACGAAGCACAAAAATACGAAATTACGGCAGTTGACACATCTGCTGAAACAATTACAATAAGACAGTTAGATGACCCTGCTGGTAGTGGATTAATCGCAGACTTAGCAGACGATTCTTATGTAAAAAGATACTGGAGATTTTCAGATTTATTTGATACTGCTCCAGGCACATCTGAATTTGCATCTGCAAGAGGTGTTGGTGATGATGAAATACACATAGTTGTATATGATTCATCTGGAAGACAAACTGGTTTTGATAACGATGTTGCTGGTGAGAGATTAAACTCTGTACTAGAAACATTTGCATTTGTATCAAAACATCCAGAGGCAAGTACACCTCAAGGTAATTCAAATTATTATCCAGATGTGATTTACAGAGACTCTAAATTCATATACTGGGGAGACCACCCAACTTCAGCTATTGATGCATCTGGTGACTGGGGTCAACCTCTTTCATCTGATTTATCAGTACAAGGTTCAAAGTTTTTTAACAAACTTGCAACTGGTGTAGAAAATGTAGATAGGTCAACTCTTGCAAATGGAACAGATGATTATGCTGTTACAGACGGTGAACAACTTACTGCATACGCAAGATTTGATGACGGTGAAGCAGTTGATGTAAACCTAATTATGGCTGCAAAGGCAACTTCAACTCTTGCAACAAACTTAGTAACTATCGTGGAAAAAAGAAAAGATGCATTAGTCTTTATTTCTCCAGAAAGAGCTGATGTTGTAGGTGTTGCAGATTCTAACACACAAACTACAAATGTCAAGAACTTTTTTGATTTACTTCCAAGTACATCATTTGCAGTTTTTGATAGTGGTTACAAGTACCAATATGATAGATTTAACGATGTGTATCGTTATGTACCATTAAATGGTGATATCGCTGGTGTAACTGCATTTACTGAATCTGTTGCAGATGCGTTTTTCTCTCCTGCTGGTTTTACCAGAGGTCAAATTAGAGGTGCAGTTAAACTTGCATACGAACCTAACAAAGACCAAAGAGATACACTATATAAAGCAAGAATTAATCCAGTTAACTCATTTCCTGGCCAAGGTACTGTGTTATTTGGTGATAAGACTGCTCTTGCAAAACCAAGTGCATTTGACAGAATTAATGTTAGAAGATTATTCATTATTCTTGAAAAGGCAATCGCAACTGCAGCTAAGTTCCAACTATTTGAGTTCAATGATGAATTCACAAGAGCTCAGTTTAAAAACTTAGTAGAACCTTTCTTGAGAGAGATTCAAGGACGAAGAGGTATTACTGACTTTAAAGTAGTTGCAGATGAATCTAATAACACTGGTGAAGTAATTGATAGAAACGAATTTGTTGCTGACATTTTTGTCAAACCAACAAGGTCTATCAACTTTATCACTCTTAACTTTGTCGCTGTACGAACTGGTGTTGCGTTTACAGAGATAGGAGGGTAATTAGATGGCAAATATTAACGATTTTAAATCAAGACTCGCTGGTGGTGGTGCTCGTGCCAATCAGTTTAGGGTAATATTACCTCCTCCAGTCGGACAAGTAACTGCAGCTATCAATACTGAACAGTTTGCATTTCTGTGTAGGTCAGCATCTTTGCCTGGTCAAACACTTGCTGAAATTGCAATTCCATTCAGAGGTAGAACTCTTTATGTTGCTGGTGAAAGAACATTTGAAACTTGGACTACTTCTGTATTTAACGATACAGATTTTGGAGTTCGTAGAGAAGTTGAAAGATGGATGAACGGTATTAATGACTTAGTTAATAATACTGGTGCAACAAACCCAGCTGATTACAGAGTAGATATGATTGTTCAACAACTAGATAGAGATGATACAATTCTTCATCAATATGTGCTTGAAGGTTGTTATCCTCAATCATTAGGTGCAATAGAACTTGCATATGATACTAATGATGCTATTGAACAATTTGATATCATTTGGAGATATGACACATTTAGAGTCACAGGCATCAATTTATAACTCTATAAATATAACAATATAAAGGAGTTGTAGATAATGGCTGAGTTTTTTGGTTTTGAAATAAAAAGAAAAGAAAAGGAGTTGGGGGCAGTAACACCCCCAGCTACTGATGATGGTACATACGATATATCTGGTGGTGGTTTCTATTCCACGATTCTAGATACAGATGGTCGTTCTCGCACAGAAGATGATTTAATCCGAAGATATAGAGATATTGCAATACAACCAGAGTGTGATAGTGCAATAGAAGATATCGTCAGTGAGGCAATCGCATCTGATGAAAGAGATATGTGTGTATCTGTTGTATTAGATAATTTACAAGTCTCTGCTACAATTAAAAAAAGAATAAAAGAAGAGTTTGAAAGAATTCTTCAACTATTAGATTTTAATAATAAAGCACACGATATTTTTAGAAGATGGTATGTTGATGGAAGAATATTCTATCACAAAGTTATTGATTCACAAAATCCTAGAAAAGGTATTCAACAACTTCGTTATATAGACCCTAGAAAAATTAAAAAAGTTAGAGAAGTACAAACTGGTAAAAGAGGTCAAGTTGATGTTGTAAAAAAGTTTAAAGAGTTTTACATATATAATCAACACGGACATCAAGTAAATAATACTTCTACTGGTGTTAAATTAACATTTGATTCAATCGCATATTGTCCTTCTGGTCTTATTGATATGCATAAAGGTACTGTATTATCGTATCTTAATAAAGCAATCAAACCAGTAAATCAATTAAGAATGATTGAAGACTCTGTTGTAATATACAGAATATCAAGAGCCCCAGAAAGAAGAATATTTTATATTGATGTAGGTAATTTACCTAAAATAAAAGCAGAACAATATCTAAAAGATGTTATGAATCGTTATCGTAACAAACTAGTATATGATGCATCTACTGGTGAGATTCGTGATGATAGAAATCATATGTCTATGTTAGAAGATTTTTGGTTACCAAGAAGAGAAGGTGGTAGAGGTACAGAGATTACTACACTGCCTGGTGGTGCAAATCTTGGTGAAATAGATGATATTACATACTTTCAAAGAAAGTTATATCGTTCATTAAATGTTCCTATCTCAAGATTAGAAGCAGAACAAAACTTTTCATTAGGTAGGTCAACAGAGATTACAAGAGATGAATTAAAATTTACTAAATTTGTAGGTAAGTTAAGAAAAAAATTCTCAGTAATCTTTAATGATTTACTTAGAACACAATTAATTCTTACTGGTGTTATTGCAGAAGAAGAATGGAAATCAATGTCTGAACATATACAGTTTGATTTCTTACAAGATAACAACTTTACAGAATTAAAAAATGCAGAACTACTTAAAGAGAGATTAGAAATGTTATCACAAGTAGAAAACTATGTTGGTACATATTTCTCTAAAGAGTGGGTAAAGAAAAATGTATTACACCTAACAGATGATGAGATAGGTGAGATGCAAAAACAAATGGATAGTGAGGGTGACGATAACGAAGAAGATGGCGATAATAACTTTGAACAAAAAGGAGATGGTAATGAGCCAGGAAAAAATAAAATCAATGGTTGATAATATAGTTAGTGGTAACAATTTAGAATCAGAGTCTGATTTTAAAAGTGTTATGTCTGATAAAGTTGGAGAAACTTTAGAAAAAGAAAGACAGACTATTGCAAAAGATATGGTAACATCACATATACCAGAGGTAGGGGACGATGAGGTTTGATAATTTTTACTCTAAAATAGTAGAAAAAGACGAACATAAAAGAAGTAAAGAATATAAAAAACTGACTCCTAAAATGAAGAAGGCAGTTGATGAAATATTCAATAAAATGGATTCTAACTCTTCAGATTTTATAAATAGTTTTGAGAACAATATTAATTTAGTTTCTAAGAAACACAAAGTAACAAACAAAGAATTGATGAATTACTTTGAAAGAGAAATGTTAACGATAGGAAAGTAATATGGCTTTTACAGTAAGAAATCTAAAAGATACAGATTTTGAAACAGTAGTTCTTGTTCTTATTACTGGAACAAACGGAACTGCAACTGAAGTTGTGGATGCATCTGGACTTGCTGGAGCCTCAACAGACCCTAGACTTGCGATTGTATCTTGCAACTGGAGTGTAAGCTCTACTACTGAAATAGAATTTCACGCAACATCTAATACAACTGCACTTACATTAAATGGTAACGGTAGTTTCAATCTACCAGACACATTACCATCAATTACTAATAACGCTGGAAGTGGTATATCTGGTGATATACATATGGAAAACGATGCTGCTTGTGTTGGTTATGTAATAATGAAGTTAAGAAAAGTTTCTGGTTATAACAACATAACATAGGGAAAGATGAATGAAATTAATATCTGAAGCATTAGAAGATGTAAAGTTTCTTGCAGAAGAAGACGATAATGGTAAGAAAAATTATAAGATAAAAGGTATCTTTATGCAAGGTAACATAAAGAACCGTAATGGTAGAGTTTATCCAACTGAAGTGTTAGAAAAAGAAATAAAAAGATATGACGAAAAATTTATAAAAAACAATCGTGCATACGGTGAACTTGGACACCCAGAGGGCCCTACTGTAAATTTAGATAGAGTTTCACATATGGTTACATCTCTTGAAAGAGATGGAGATAATTTTATAGGTGAGGCAAAAATTATGAGTACCCCAATGGGTAAAATAGTTAAAAACATTATGGATGAAGGTGGTACACTTGGTGTTTCTTCTAGAGGTATGGGTAGTCTTGAACAGAAGAACGGTGCAAATTATGTAAAAAACGATTTTATGTTGGCAGCTGCTGCTGATATAGTTGCAGACCCTTCTGCACCTAAAGCTTTCGTAAACGGAATAATGGAAGGTAAAGAATGGGTTTGGAATAATGGACTTCTAAAAGAAGTTGAAATAAATGATATAGTTGAAACTATTGAGAGTTCTGTGCGTAAAAAACTTCCAAATGTGGAAGCACTTGCGTTTGCAAAATTTCTTAAAAAGTTATAAAACTATAAATAATAATGATAATAAAAAACAAGGAGAACCTTCAATGTCAGAACTAGATAAGACTATTGAGGAGTTGGAAAAAGAAGTCGTAGCGGAACTAGATGAAGCCAACGGCAAGCAACCGAATTCTACTGGTGGTAAGGCAGACCCTATGCCAAAAATGAAAGATGGTGAGAAACCAGAGGATGTAGGCGGCCCAACCCCTGAAAAAGATGCGAATATGGTTGGAAAACCAGATTCTGCAAAAAAAGTTAAAAAAGATACTTCTGCACCGACTAAAGGTGCTGTTCCTCCAGAACCAGCTGATAAAATAAAAGAAGCTGCACACGATGACGAGGACGATGAAGAACCTAAAATGAAAAAAGATGATGAAGAAGATGATGATGATATGGACGAAACTGTATCAAAATTATCTAAACTTTCTAAAACTGAACTCATTAATCAATATACCAAAGGTATGACTAAATCTGCACTTGCGAAGGGTATTGCAGAAATGGGACACCCAAACGGTAAAATGAAAAAGAAAAAAGATGTAAATGCTACATACGGAAAGATGAAAATGGGAGAAAGTATTGATGTCAAAAAAGATGTTGATGCACTTCTAGAAGGTGAAGACTTTTCTGATGAGTTCAAAACTAAAGCTGAAACAATATTTGAAGCTGCAGTATCATCTAGAATTTCTGAAGTTAAAGAAGCTTTAGAAGAAGAAAAAACTCAAGTTATAGAAGAAGCAAAAGAAGATATGGTTGATAAAATTGACTCATATCTAACTTATGTAACTGAAGAGTGGAAGAAAGAAAACCAACTTGCTATTGAAAGAGGTCTAAAGGGAGAAATCGCTGAAGACTTTATTACTGGTCTTAAATCTTTATTTGAAGACCACTATATTGATGTTCCAAACGAAAAATATGATATTCTTGAAGCACAGACTAATGAGATTGAGGAACTAAAAGCAAAAGTAAACGATTTGATGGAACAAGATAAATCAGCAAAGAATAAAGTTGGTGAACTTGTTCGTGAATCATTAATTTCTGAAGTATCAAAAGATTTAGCAGAAACAGAAAAAGAAAAATTTCATTCTTTGACTGCTGATGTTGAATTTTCTGGTGAAGAGTCTTTCAAAGAAAAACTATCTACTTTGAAAGAATCATACTTCCCTTCAGAGAAAAAAGTTGAAGAAGTGTTATCTGAAGACGCTGAGAGTCCTAAGACTATTGAAGCAGACTCAGATGCAATGGCGGCATATACGGCTGCAATTAATAAAACCCATAAAAGGGCAGTAAATAAATCGTAATGATAAATATAAGTAAATATATAAGGAGAAACTAAGATGTTTCAAACAACACATTTACAAGAGAAGTGGCAGCCCGTTCTAGACCATCCAGATTTACCAAAAATCAACGATGCTTACAGAAGAGCCGTCACTACTGTTATTTTAGAAAACCAAGAAAAGGCACTCAGAGAAGATGCTTCTTTCTTGGCAGAAGGAACTCCAGTTAACGCAACTGCGGCTGGTGCTAATCCAATGGCAAATTGGGATCCCATCCTAATTTCACTTGTCAGAAGAGCTATGCCAAACTTGATTGCATATGACATTTGTGGTGTGCAACCAATGACTGGCCCAACTGGTTTAATCTTCGCAATGCGTTCAAGATTCAATGACCAGTCTGGTGCAGAAGCATTAGTAGATGAAGCAGATGGTGAATTTTCTGCTGATAACGCATCATCTTCACTGACAGCTGCACAGCAAGGTACTAACCCTAGTATTCTTAATGATTCACCAGAAGGTACTTATACTTTTGCACAAGGTATGACTACTGCACAGGCTGAAGCATTAGGTGATAGTTCTCAAAACCACTTTGCACAAATGGCTTTCTCTATTGAGAAATCAACTGTTACTGCAAAGTCTAGAGCACTTAAAGCCGAATACACAATGGAACTTGCACAAGACTTAAAAGCAATTCACGGTCTTGATGCAGAAACAGAACTTGCAAATATCCTTTCTGCTGAAATTCTTGCAGAAATCAATAGGGAAGTAGTAAGAAGAATTTACAGAACTGCCGTAGAAGGTGCTCAAGTAAATACAACTACTGCTGGTACTTTTGACTTAGATACAGACTCAAACGGTAGATGGTCTGTTGAAAAATTCAAAGGACTAATGTTCCAGATTGAAAGAGATGCAAATGCAATCGGTCAAAAAACTCGTAGAGGGAAAGGTAACCTTTTACTAGTAAGTGCTGATGTTGCCTCTGCTTTACAAATGGCTGGTATCCTAGATTACCAATCTGCATTAAACAACAACCTACAAGTGGATGACACTCAAAACACTTTTGCTGGTGTATTGAATGGTCGTTACAGAGTATATGTTGACCCATACGCTGCAAATGTAGCTGCAAGTCAATACTATGTCTGTGGATATAAAGGTACTTCACCTTATGATGCTGGTACTTTCTATTGTCCTTATGTTCCACTACAAATGGTGAGAGCAGTTGGTGAGCAAACTTTCCAACCAAAAATCGGTTTCAAAACTAGATACGGTATGATTGATAACCCATTCGCTGTAGACGCTGGTGCGTTAGCAGATAATAACGATGCTGGTTCTTCAAATACTGCATTTACTAAAGAAACTAACCAATATTACAGAAGAGTTAAAGTCGCTAACTTAATGTAATTAATACAATCTACCACACCACTAAAAAGGGGAGTTCGCTCCCCTTTTTTTTATTAAAAAACTTGAAAATAGGGTTGACAATAACTATATTTTAATATATAATGACAATAGTCAAGACACAAATGTGTACGACTGCAATAATAACAAGACCCAATAGGGTAAAGGAGTTAATTATGAAATACATAATTGATGAGTCTGATGGGAAGACTGAAAATCACCCATATTTCCAAGACTTGGTAAGTTCATTATCAGTCTTTAACAACCAAAAAAAATCAGATATAGAATTGGAAGAAGGTGATGCCTTACCAGACGATTCAGATTTTACATTTATAAAAGATGTAGAAGAATATCTTAAAATATGGATTAATAATCCAACTAAAGAAATTTTAGTAGATTGTTCAGTTTCAGAAGATTGGATTTGGTCTTCAAACAGTTCCCATAAAGATGGCTATGATAGAGTAAAAAAGATAGACTATGATGCCTGTAAAAGATGGGTAAGAACAGAAGAAAATAGTAAACCAAAGGGTTATGTAAGTGAAGATGCAGGCTCTGGTTTATCACTTTCTATTAGATTTTACTATGATGATGAGAAAGTTCTACACATCGTATTTGTGAAGAACAAAGGTAATCATAGATTTACTATGAGAAAAATGGTTAATCCATTTAAAAAGTTAAGAATGAAGTCTTATGTAAAGTTTCATTCAATACAAACTAAAAAGGACTTACATCAGCACGAAGCAAACAGACATTGGACGGAAGCTGAAGAAAACAAAGGTCAAGGTGAAAAGAATAAAGTAACTTGTGCCTATGTTGCAAAAAGACCTAAAATTGTTTATATGATGGACTGGTTAGGTTCACATCAAGTTGATTATGCTGGTATTCTTGCCCAGTCTGATGATACTGCAAAAAAATGGGTTAACATAGAAAGTGTAAGTGGAATTGATGCTGGTGAGGGTAACGGATATTTCAAAAAGTATGGTAAAGAGTGTGTTGAGGCAGCTCTTAAAATTACAAGAGATATAGCAAATAACATCACCAACGAGAAGTCATTTAAGAACTCTGCTTTGAAAGCACATTCTATATGGTATAGGACTTGGACTATAAAACATAAAAATAAAGAAGGAAAATATGACAAAGAAATTATGAGACAAGATGAACTAACTAAATGGTTTAAAGACGCTTATAAAAAAAAGAATGCTAATTTTTTATGTGGTAAAGATGACCCCTTTAGTATAGAAGATGAAGCAGAATTTAAACTAAAAAGATTAGCTATGTCTGGGGAAGTAAAAGATATTCCCTACATAATGGCAAACTTATATTTTGACCAATCTATATCTTTGAAGTCTTATTATAAAAAGATGAAAGGTTTAAAAAATGGTGTGGGATTTGGTGCAAAATCACCATCAGTTTTATATTATCTTAATCAAACTGACAGA